AAGCCCTTCTCCAACAAAAGCAATCGCTCTCATTTTTGCTCGCTCAAGAGTTTCTCCCAGGTTGTCCAAGGCGTTTACGGCATCCTCTGACATAACCGCGCCTGTCCTTTGAGCCTCCTCGGATAGTTCTTTAAGCCGTTCGCTTCCAGCTTTGATTAATGGATTAAGCTCCATTGCAGACTTGCCGAGAATTTGCATTGCAAGGGCATCCCGCTCGGTTTCGTTCGTCATTGCGCCGAGAGCATCAATGACCTCTCCATAGACAACATGACTATCTCTCAATGAGCCATCTGCGTTCAAAACGGATACGCCGAGTGCCTCATACGCTTCAACAGCAAGCTTTGTGCCGTCCTGAGCGGCCTTCATGCTCTTGATATTTCTAGCCATTGATTTTGTCAGTGTTTCTAATGACACGTCAAGGGCAATCCCAGCATACTCAAGCTCTTGAACCCTGTCGGACGTCAGGCCCACCTGCTCGGCAATTGTTCCGTATTTATCCGCAGCGTCAATCGCGGCTTTTGCAAATTCCTTTATTTTGCCGACAACCATTTTGAGGGCTTGCGTGGCGGCATTGGCGAAGAACGCGCCCTTGAAGATATTGCCGAGCTTTGTCCCGCTGTCGGTCGCCTTGTCCATTTCGGCGGCGGTTTCCTTCGTCTCCTTGCCCATTTTATCAATGGAAGTCGCGCACTTATCAGCCGCTTGTTCGGCCTCGGCTAGATATTTTTTATTGTCTTTCAGCTCACTATCAAGGTTATTGAGCTTAACGTTCGCGTCGTTTAGCTGCCGCTGCCAGTCGTTCGTGCTCTTGGTCGCGGCGATCTGCCCCTGCTCTGATGCCTTTAGCTGCCTGTTCAGGTCCTCCATTTCGGCGGCGAGTTTTTTCTGCTCCTCGGTCGTGTCCTCGGTGGAATTCTTCAAGCGTTCCATCTCGGAGCTTGCCGCATCAAGCTTGGCCCTAACATCATCCGCCTGCTTAGCATAGCGCGCCTTGGCTTCCTGCGCATTTTTGAGAGCGGATTCAAGGACCTGAATTTTTTCCTTTTGCTTGTCGTAGACGTCCTGCAGCGCTTTTCCCTTCGCCGTCAGCGCCTCCATGGAATTCATCTGTCCCTTGTATGTGCTTTCCACAAGTCGCAGGGCGGAGTCCATCGTCTTCAGCTCGTCGTTTATACCCCGGATAGCTTGTTTAAATTCAGCGTTACCCTCAACGCCGACCCTCAAGCCCGCATCATAAGCCATTTATAATCACCCCTTTTGTGGGTTGTGTTCTCTCACAAATAACTCCCAGAGGTCAAATACTTCCCCCGGGGTAGATAGCATTGTTTCTTTCATAGATAGGCCGACAGCTAGCCCCATTCGGATAAACTCAGATCTCTTCAGTCGGATTCCTTTTTTTTTAGCATTCTCTGCCTTGTCAGGCTGATCGTCCTGTCCTTGTCGGAAATCTCGCGATTACAGCCGAGTATAATCGCCGCCATTACAGCGTTGTAAAGGTCTATCTGCTCTGTCGGCGGCAGAAGGAGCATTATCTGCTCTGCGTCGAGCGTTTCGGCGTTGTCGTAGCCATAATATCGGCGCACAAGCTCTCCCTGCTCAGACAGGATTGCGGCAGCCTTGCACAACCGCTCAAATCCCTCCACCGTTTTGGGCAGCAGCGCGGCGGATAAATCTTCGGTCCCGATGATCTCATCAATTGAGAATTTTGCCGTTCCCGTATAACATAGGGTATATTCGCACCCGTCGAATTCGTATTTTGACCCTTTCATAAACGCCTCCAAAAGCAACTATGGGGCGGTTTCCCGCCCCTGTTGCTATCCTCATGTCTCGGAGTATATCGCGACTACCTCGTGACTCGCCGCTATGTCGGCAATGGTGTACTTGCCGTTCGCGATGCTGGCAAGCACACCGTCTCCGTTGTCGTACAATGCGTCAATCCCCGTGGGCACGGTGATTTCGAAGTCCTCACCAGCCGCAACGATGAACGTGCCAAGCGGTGCCACGGCTGCTTCTCCAGACTTCGCCACAGTGACGGTATAGAACACACCGCCGTCGTTAATGTTGCTGTCAACCCATGCGCGAGCCTGCTCGAGAGTTTCAAAATCTTTTATAATCTCGTAATCTCCAGACTTTGCTGCGAAGGTTGTGAAGCTGAGGTCGGTCATACCGAGCTCAATATTCTCCTGCTGGGTCGCGAAGTTTTTCGCTGTCCGGACAGCCTTTGCCTTTGGATAGAAGAAACCGCGATAGATTTCTTCGTTATCCTCAGTCAAGATGCTTTCTACCCAGGAAATGCCGCCGAAGGGCGGCTTATCCGAAGCCTTGTGGTTAACCTGATTCGACTCATATGCTGCGCCGTAGATGGCCGCGTGCGTCTGTAGATTGATATCGTCGACCGTGAGTGTCAGCGCACCGCTGGTAAATTTTGATATCTGGTTTTTCAGAACGTTATCCGCATAATGCGGGGTCTGCGCGAAGTTGGGTGTGTGAGATCCGGACACGGCACCGCCGAGCGAACGCCCCACGCCATAAGTCGGCAGGGCATTATCAGCTTCGTTGATAATCGGAGCCCATTTGCCATATTCAAAACCGAAACTTGGCATTTACTTACCTCCCATAATTTTTTCGATTTCTGTATCGATGGTCTTAGCCATCGCTTCCTTGGCCTTATTTTTGGCCTGCGAAATTGCAGGACGTATAAAAGGCTTCTTCTGACGAACAGAGGATCCGCTTTCGACCGCTCTTGCCAGCAGAGGGATTGGCAGGCCGTTTGGATATTTCTCGCTCGGCACACTCCCGTAACCGTCAAAACCGACTTTTGCATTGATGTTTCCATCGCGGTCAACCGATATTGGTGAGATGCCGAGGCCTGCCTCGAGGTCAGCCTTCTGCACCTTTGTGACGACATTGAACTTCTCGTTGTCTTTTAGAACGCGGCCTTTGTCTGTTTGTAAAGCGCGGATATTTGACTTAACCTGGTCTGCCATGATTCCCGCCCCAACGTACACTGCTTTTTTCGCGATCTCATCCGACTTGCCGGCAAGCCGATCGAGTCCAATCTGGAAGTCCGATGTTGTTTTCAGTGTGATTTTTAAAGCCATCAGATCATCTCCCAGGCCCACTCATAGTGTATATATCCGGTGTCTGTCTCGCGTTGAATAGAGTTAAGTCGCCAGCTGATGCGGATGCTGCCTAAAGCGGTCTCGATTTTTTCGACGTTCGAGTCGTTCTCGACCTTCGTAAAATAGTCCACGGTGCCGGTGACAACTCCGAGCTTACGCTTATTGCTCGACCACACGCTAGCGCCCTGCCCGTCCTCGGCCCAGACGATGTACTTATCGGGTTGTTTGGCAGCAGTGTAATGCGATACCGGGGGTCCAACTGTCAGTAGTGCATTTTTGAGTGCGTCAAGGTTCTGCATCGCCGTCTCCTTCTTCCGGGTCCAGTGGATCTTCTGGGTCCACCGGACCCGGCTGCCATATGTCATATACCGGCGACAGCTCCTCGAGCGTCAAGTCCATCGACGGCGGCTCAACGTCCTGCGGATACTGGATCTGCACGATCTTGTACTGCTTGCCGTCGACCGGGACGGCCACATCCTGCGTTGAAACGGAACGGATCCGAGGACACCGGAGCACATACTTGATGTTGACGTTGTTCTGCAGCGCGGCGTAAAAGCGTGTCAGGCCGACGGTACGCTCCTCGTAGCGCAGCGCCTCTTTCAACGTCAGCGCCTCGACTGGCATTTCCCCCGGCTGGGACACGTCGCTGACGGTATAAATGGACACAACGCCGTCGTTATAACTCTGAGTTTTCATCAATGTACCGTGCCACCTCCTGTCTGATCTGGAGGCTCAGCAATTCCGGCAAATAATTTGTCTGGAATTCGTCGAGGGCGTTTGACCGGACATATCGGCAGTAATCCATCAGCAGTTCGCGGGGCTTGTCCTCTTCGGCGTAGTCGAGTTCTGCCCCAGCTGCGTTGTCCAGATACTTCATGCCGCGGGCGATTATGCCGGAGAGTTTTTCATCCCCGGCATAATCAGTCCACGTGATGTCGAGATAGTTGCGGACGGCCTCAAGCAGCCCGCTCGGAAGTTCGGCCATCCGTCAAACCTCCCTTATACGTCGCCCTTGGTGACGGTGACGGTGTAGGTCTCGGTCTCGCCGCCAACCTCAACGGTGATCTCGACGGTGTTTTCGCCGGCTACCCAGGTTGCGGGTGTGCCGTTTGCAACTTCGATCTCGCCGTTCATGATAGTGATCTCTGCCTCACCATCCATTGCTACGGCCGTGATTGTATTGGTATCGTCAGTTGTCGTGCAGGTGTAGACAAACACGGATTTGTTAAACGCCGGCGACAGCGCCTTGTTACCAATCTTCAGGCTTGCGAGGCGAGCATCGCTGTGGTCCACGCTGATCGGCTGGCCAACGATGGTTGCATTGACATCATATTCGTCGTTCATGATGAGCACCTTCTTCGGCACGGGCTTCAGATTGGTGATGTCGAGCACCTTAAAGGACGTACTATCCAGAGGCTTGCCATCGCCGTAGAGCTTCGTCAGATAGACGCGCTCGTCCTCAAGGAAGTGGAAGTGGTCGGAATACTCGATCTTGCCACCCTTGCCGGTACCGAGTCCGAAGAAGTAACGCTTGCCGATGCCGATAATGGCCTCGTTCGCGCCGACATGCACGGACTGGATAACTTTCGTTGGGAACGGGAAGCGACTCACCCATATGCCGTCTGCATTTTGATACATCACGGCAGGCATGACCTTTGTGTAATAGTCCACCGGGTTGCAGATGAACAGCACTTCGGTAACGTTCCTGTA